AATGTTCATTGCCTTAAGCATTGCAGGTGCAAACTTAAGGAGGAACTCGTCAGTCATAACAGAGCCAGTTTTCAACAGCTTATCGAACTCTGCAGTAGTCAAATTCATTGACTTAGCAGCAGTTTCAAATGCACCTGGTAATGCGTTGCCTAACTGTTTACGAAGTTCTTCTGCACTAACAACACCCTTTGACATCATCTGCTCAAGGGCCAAAAGGACAGATTCCAAGGCTTGTGTGGATAGATGCATACCACCTGCAGCTTGAACAACCTGGTCGAAGGTTTGAGCAATTTCGGTTGATGTTAAGTTTGAGCCGGCAGCAGCTGCTTGAAACTTGGAAAACTGTTCAGCAACCAACAAGAAGCTAGTACCAGACTTATCTGCAACTTGACGCAGATGCTCTAATTGAAGTGCAGCTTCAGTAGAACTGCCTGTCATCTGAGTGAAACGTTGCTGAATGACATTGAGCTTGATTGCCGTGTCCACAGCACCTTGAGATGCTTTGAACAATGCATAGCCAATACCAGCCACCCCAACAATGAAGCCTGCGGTGGCTAAGTTGGAGCGGGTAAAGATCTGTGTTAAGGCAGTAACTCTTGCACCTAGCCCTGACAGAGGGCCGCTAGTGAGAGTTGCTGCACTTGACAAGTCTTTCATAAGCTCGGTAAACTTGGACACTTTTGCAGTAGGAAGTTCCTTGAACCCTTCAATTGCTCTTTTCATGGAAAGAAGATGTGCAGAACCACCTTGTGACTGAGAAAAGAATGGAGACTTTTGTCCTTGTAGTCCGTCAAGTACTTTGGCCATATTGTTGTAGTCATTCAATGCCCGACGTGAATTGGCAAGACTAGCAGCTAGTCCAGTTTGTGCACGTTGAAAGCTTAAGGCTCCCAACTCACCTGCAGTCATAGATCTCTGTAAACGTTGAAATGCTTGAGCGTTGCTGTCAATAAGTGCAGTAGGTGCCCCTGCATTACGAATCGCCTGATTTAAGTTCAGGGTCTTCTGTAATGCCGAGAGAGCCGCCGCCTCTTGACGCCGAAGTGCAGCCGCAGCCTGAGCCGCACCCTCAGCTGTTTGCTTGCAAGCTCTCTCGACTCGGTCCCCAAAGTTGATGATCGCTTGGGTAGACCTGTCTAGCCTGGAGGTATCTACCCCCAGTCCAAAATTGATATCTCCTAAGTTTAGAGCCACTGGCTACTATCTCCTAGGTGGTCTCTGCTGTGCCTTTTTCATTTCAGCGAACATGATCTTAAAGAATGCTCGCCAGTGACTGAACTCATCTAGGGACATAGCCAGTATATTGTCAACTGGCATGCCCAACTGGTGTGCTATATAGAAGCAATCGAACCAGAGGGCGTCCCCGGAGAGTTTTTTAGTGCTTTCTCCCCAAGAAAGTCGATGTCTGTGAGCTCAGCAATTGCTGTACTCAGACGTGTGAAGTCACCTCCAAATGGCATGTCCAGTAACGCACTTTGGTCGGCTTCATCAAAGATAAGCTCGTTTGTTCCTGGGACATATGCATATTTGATGACCATTTCAATCATCTGGGAAGCACGATCCGCATCAGGATCATTCTTCATCGCCAGGATTAATCTGACCGGTGGCTGATGGAGTTCGATCATTTGACCGAAGAACATAACTTCCTTAGTTTTAGGCTTACCAGTCTCGCCCGAGAAAATTTTTGCCCTGAGAGCGTCTCGAGCAGAGACGGAAGTGGTGGCTGCCATTTCACTTCTCCGCTGTTGGTTGTTTGTTTGTTACTAGGCTAGGCTAGGCTGTCAAGCTAGGCTAGGGTGCTGCAACAAATGAACCTGTCATCTGGAATTGGAAGGAGAACGTGTTGATTCCTTCAACACTGCTTGCTAGGGAGGCGTTTGTAACAACCGCCTGAGTTTTGAAGCCAACGAGACCATCTGGTAAGTAACTGACCCAAACCAAGTCGCCTGCCAACCAAGCAGCAAGTGCTTTCTGAACCGCCGTTGAAAGGGTGGTTGCATTGTGAATCCAGTTGAACGGTGCCAACATCAGATCGTCACTTGGAACGTTCAAGTTCCATTTGACAGTTTCTTCTTCCAAAGCACCAACGTTACCAGCAAGTTGATCGGACATCGGAATGAAAAATCCTCGTGCAATCGACTTACCTGTTCCGTCAGGATTGACTTCGATAATGAGTACTGTCCTCGCTTCTAATGCCGCTTTGAAGGCATTTGTAACATCATAGAAGCCCTTTGTTTCTAGATTGACTGTCTTCAGTCCTGCTTGAAAAGTCCGATACCCTGAGTTGCCTTGTGCAGTTTCGAAGTCAGTCGTGTCAACTGCATCCGCACTTTGCGTAAGACTGAACGAGTTGGCTTTTGCCAACTGCACCATCGGATAGTACTGACCAGTAATTGTAACCGGTCCAATGACTGTGTAGCTGGCTTTGAATGTAACCCGACCAAACAGGTAGTCAAAATTCAAAACTTCAGCGTTTGCGTTGACAGCATTGTCGAAGACGTTTATAGGTGAGAAAGTTCGGTTGATGACACGCTTGGCAGCATTTGTAATCTCATATGTCTTGCCAGACACTAAGGTCATCGGTTCAGTTGTCAAAGCAGTTGAGGTACCTGGTTTATACAGCTTGGCGTTGTAACCTGCAAGCCCTTTGTAAAATGCCGGCGCAGTAATCTGTGCGTTGATGAGAGTTGTTTGTTCAGACTTGTAAAGCTGCCCGAATACCGTATCGTCGACAGCATTACCATCGAGAGATAACTGTCCAGTATTGCCAGGCAAAGTGTAGTAAGTAGCGTTATCAGAAGAAACTTGAACTCTTTTTGCGGCGACTGGCATTGTGTTCTCCTTTTGGACTGAGTCCTACAGAGGTTCTCTGTTTGTGCCAGCTGTGACTGCCGGCTCGATAATCAGCTTAAAGTTCAGGCTGAACATCGGACGACGTTTAACATCCATTCCCATTGGTGCAATGTCACCAGGCATAGTCACAACTAACCAATGGTCTCCGCCGATAACCTGAGTAGGCAGACCTAAAAGAAGGTCTTTGATCTTTTGAGCTTTTGCTCTTGCATTAACGTATCCGTTTTCGTTTCCTCGTACGATTACCTGAACTCCAGGATAATCTAGAAGCCATCTCGGATTGGGAGTTCCACCTGGACTACCGAATATACTGATAGTATCGTCAGGGATCTCAACCAATTTACCTATGTAGATTGCCCACTGTGCAGTACCACCAAACAAACCTACACCACCTCCAACCAGTATGTCTTTAATTCCAGCGACAGGATCAGACACCGGAGGCCTCTTTGTACCCACCGATTATACGTGCCTGAACGTTATCGATGTCTTCTTCGAGTGCTGCCTCTAAGAACTTGTAACGTGTTGGAGGCTCATGGAACATCTCTGGATGTTCATGAACATACACAGCGTAATCAGGTTGTCCACCTCGTGCGTAACCAATCTCAACTTGCGTATATCCTCTTGAAGTGGCATACTCTAGGTACCCACTATCTTTCAAATTACCTTCTTGAACGGGAACATACACTTGGGAGAGTTCAAATGTAGGTTGAAGTGCACCCATCAAGACTTCAGGGGAGACCCCTACCATATGGTCAACCCATTCTCTATACTTGTCAATGACAACGTTGATCTGTTCACGTACAGAACGTGTAAAGCCAGCCTGAGAAGAATCGACTGATGAGCCGATTCTACTACGTCCAACAGCTCCTTTGAACCTTGTAACCATTACAGTAGTAACCTGTTCTCATTGCGAACGTATCTCAAGTCAGGGATTCTAACAACCTGTCGTACAATAAACGCAAATTCCAAGATGGTTGGATCCACTACGTTTGACACCCCAAGAAGTACATACCCTCCGACGGTAAAAGGTGAGTGTCCTGTTTGGTAAGAGGGGATGTGTACCACCGCCTTTGTGATTGCAATGTCTCCCTGTGGAGACATAAACTGTTCATTTTTCTCTTCCCACCGAGCATCGTGAATCTGGGGGGCACCAAATATTATGGTACCGTAACCATCTACTGAAAGTTTGGGCCAGTATGTTATCTGGTCCTTATAGTTGTTGGGCATCAGGAGGGTCCGGAATGTCAACAACTCTGAACAAAGCTTTACTTTGACGAATTGAAGCTGCAAGTGTACCAGATGTGTCCAGATCCATAGCTAACTGGCCAAAATGTGTAGAGGCAAAGCCAATCATTTTGGACGATACGAACCTGTATGCATCTTCTGATTCGCCAGCCTTAGAACGTGTGATGCCACCATGTTCTAAAGAAAGAACTGCCAGATGAGCCGCTAGGTAAAGCTCAATCATGGCTTTTCGAGTTGCTGTAAGCGAAGCACTTGCCAGGTTTTCAGTCACTATTAGAGCAGCACCGTCAATAAAAGGTTGCAAGTCACCATCTGTTGTATTAGACGGCATCTCGACAATCTTTCTCAAGTCAGCAACCGCTACTGGCATATCACACCTAGCTAGGTAACCAAACCGTTATGCTGTCAGTATGCTGACAGTGTATTACGGTGTGGTGGCACCATTCGCAGGTCTTGCCACACCAGACTGCAAAGCTTGGTCGACCTTGAACCGAGGAACCATGATGGCAAGAACTTTGAAGTTCTCGACAAAGCCACCATGTGACGGCCAAGAAACTGCCATCGGCTGAATTCCGTCCACCATGTCGACAACATCACTGGTAAGCTGTACCATGACAAGCGGTCCAGTAGTGTTTGACAGATTTTCAGAGGGCCGAACGTCAACAATTCCTGGGATCGCTTTGATACGTTCCAAAATCGTACGGTCACCTTGAACTTTGTAGTCATCGCCCATCAAAGTGTACCAATTCAATGGAACGTAAATCAGGTACGGACCGTACATATGCTTGGCTTGAAGACCGGCGATGACAGTAAGAATGTCATCAACACGATGCTCACCAGTTGTACCGGGCAAAGCCCAGTTGTAGGTCAATGCAGTGGTGTAAGCATTCGGCGCCGTCTTGTAGCCGTAGATTGTCTGGCCAGTACCGTATGTACCGCCGCCATCGAA